AAGGTCTATTACTATTAGTGCCACCGTTTACAAGCGGGTGAGCCGTGCTAAACAAGGTAACTGCATCGCCACCTGTATAACTGTCAAATCCATTATTAAGTGGATAAGCTGACTTTACTTGCTTTGTATAAGACATAGCACGAGCTAATGCTTTAGTGTATCTAGCAGAAACAGACACGTAAAGATTATCTTCCATTGCCTCCTCTGTAATACTGAATCCTAAACCAATAGTTTCATGTGTATATCTAGCGACAAAAGACTCTTGTGCAGTATCATAACTGATAGCTGAACCTTCATCTTTTACTGGAGCTGCTCCGAAACCAGATAACTTTAATTCTTCCTCGAAACTTCTCTCGGAATTTTCAGTTACATAGATTTCTTCATGCTCGTTTTCATAACGATTATATTCTTCGCCGAATAATGCGTTTAATCCAGGTAAGAGTTGTTTTAACTCGTTAGCTCTTGAAATAGCTGCCATAATTTACTCCTTAACCTATACCCGTTGTATTTAACAACTGGTGTCCAACATTAAACATTACTAATACATCTGTATAAGCATCTCCAACTTCACTATCAGGACCATCGACAAAATCGACAATCTTTAATGGTAGTGTTGCTGTAGTAGCTGCTGTAGATATACCAACTGTATTTTTACTAGTACCGATTGCTGTACTTCCTGCAGTCTGCACAATGTTACAGTTCTTTCCAAGGTCGTCTTGGTCAGCTGAACCATTGCATTGCATTTGCATTAGTACGAAAGGGTCCGTAGCAACATATGCCACAATATCATCCGCAGCTATAGAAGCTGTGAACATTTGATTGGGCGTGAATTGTCCTGTGGACGGGTCTGTGTAAGCACAACCAAGAAAAACACCAATAGGTGTCAAAGCCGTAGTACCAGTATCTTTTTGGATAGTAGTATTCGGATTGTCGTCACCCCATTTTACAATGTCGCCATAGAATATGCTTGTAGCATACGCATTTTTGATTTTGTAATGAGTAACTTTTCCTTGATAAGGGCTTCCAACGACAGTACCAACAGGTCTTGCTCCAAATGGAGTAGCGGTTGATGACATAATTGTCTCCTTATTTAATTAACAAATAAGATACTATGAATCGTTACCAAAGGTTGTTTTTGTTTTTCTTTCAAAAACTTGCTTGGTAGCCATTCTAGAATCTTGGTCTTTAAAATATGTGTTATCTACTGATTCCAATTGAGATTGAGCTAAATTATTAAAATATTCATCTCTAGCTTTCGCTTTCTCTGCTGGCATCTTACATAACAATTGACCACCAATTTCAACATTACCTTTAACTGACCACTCTGAGTTATGGTCCATCATATGAATTTGTAATTCTGGATGGTCCTCTAACCTACATGGCTCCCATCCCTCTCTAAACTTTCTAGATACATTAGGATTATCAGACTGACCTAAAAGGCTAGTTCTAATATACCTAAATACCCATCCTGCTTGTTCGGTAGGTGCTGGTAAATTTGATGGATTTTCCCAGCTTTGTATACGCTGAGAAGCCTCTCGGCTTTCTATTTCCCTAGGGGTACGCTCTGCTACTTTTTCAGTGCTAGCAGTTTCAAGTTCTTTATTATCTATATCAGACATTTTAAGACTCCTTTAGTAGTTGGTTTGCATACTGCTCTGGAGTTATATTAAGACGCTTTGCGAGAGCGACTTGACTCTGAGTCAGATGAATTTTGCGAGGTGGTTTACCGCTATTCCTCGTGGCGGGTGCAACAGGGTTCATAACCTGTCGTCTTGGTGCTGTTTCGACTACTTCTGTTTCAGCAGAAGCTACATCTTGAACACCAAAGAAATTGGGGAATTGTTGTTTCATTTTTGCATCCACTTCAGAATAATACTTCTGTGAATCTTTAGCAGGGTCAACTCCATTAGCCTGCAATGATTGGTCTAAATACATAGCAAAAGAAGTCATTTCTTTGTGTGCAGGGTCAGTACCCATAAACCAAGGATTTTTTTGTGACCAGTTATCCATATCTGGGTCAGAATTTTTTACAACTTGTTGTTGTTGCTGTACTGGTTCTACATATTGTGATGCAATTTGTTGTTGCATTGTTTGTGCATAATTACCAGCTTGTTGTTCAGCAAGGGTTGCAGAAGCTAATGTAGATTGTGCAGCAGACATCGCATCTGCATCACCTTCTTCGTAAGCTTTCTTAAATGTTTGTTGTGCGTTGTACTTTGCCCATTGAGCATTATTAAGTGCTTGCTGGTTTAATACATCTCCACCTTGGTCAACAACTGATTTTAACTTTTGGTTTTCTGACATTAAATTCTGTAATGCCTTTACCGCTTCTTGAGACTCTCTGAGAGCTTGTTCTTTTGCTCTACGCTCTTCATGGTACTCATATTTAATTTTGCTGATTCTATCGCCAGCTCTTTTACTATAGTCTGTTATTTCTTTATCAACAGTCTCATCGTCTACAGGTGCTTCTTGTGTTTCTACTTTAGCAGGTCTTATATCTTCAAGAGGTCTATCATCAATAACCTCTACTTCTACTTCATTACTAGATGCAATGTTTACTTCATTAGCAACTCCGAAGAATCTATCTTCTGAAGATTGTGCCGAAACTGGCTCTGCGTTTGTATTAATAACTTGTTCTATGCTTTCACTCATGCTCTAACTACTCCTGTTGGGTCGTCAACGACTGCTTCCACAGTATCGTCATTAATTAAACGAAACTCTTTCCCATACATTTTCATGCGAGTGCCTGAATAAGCTCTAAATATAACCCAATCACCTTCTTTGCACCAAGGTCCTGTTGGGAACCTTTTAGAATCACCATAAGCTTCTGTTCCTAGTTTAAGAACAAACCCACAAATGTTTGAGGTTTCTTCGTCTACTATAGTTTTTGTAGCTTTTATGATTCCGCCATCTGTCTTTTCTTGAGCTTGTGGCATTGCAACTAGTATTTTCCAACCTTTAGGTTGAGGTAATTGACTTTTAACTTCGTCACTAACCTCTGGTATTTTAACACTATCTGGTTTTGGTATTTTTACTTCTTCTTTTTTACTCATATTTTGCACGACTTTTAGGTGTCGAGTTCCTATTTTTGTATGTGTTGCTCTTTCCAATCAAGAACTTCACGCTCTGCAAGGGCTAATCCCTCTATGACTCCTGTCATTCTCTTATACTCAGGAAAGTCTTTACAACTTCCTGTAGATATATGGTCAGAACATTCATTCATCTGCTGTCTTAGTCTTTTAACTAAAAAAGTAGAAAGTGATTGCTCTTTAATATCATTATTCATTCAGATTGATATCTTTAACTAAATCTTTAGCAATGTCAAGTCCAAATCTTACATCATCTTTAATTTTCTTATCTTCGTTTTCTTTTCTATCTAGCAAATCGCTAGCAATACGCTGTCCTACATTCATTCCAGCAATTTCTGATTGAGATTTAATTCTAGCTTCTTCTAATTCTTTATTAGTTTTAAGTCTAGCAGCATCAATCATTATTTTAGATTCGTCTATCTGTTGTTTATTAGTTACTTGTTTTTCTTTAATCTCTAACTCTTTTTGTTTAGCTAGTATTAATGGGTCTTGTGCTTGTTCTTGTATTCTAGCTTGTTCTGCTTGTGCAGCATTAGTAGAAGATACACGCTTGGCTGCTTCTGCAACTAAAGTAGATATACGTTTTTCTACATCTGCTGGTAGTGGCTCACCTACTGGAGGTAACTCTACACCCATTTCTCTTTCAACTTGTTGTCTAAACTGTAATGCAAGATGTTGCATAATATAATCTGAGCCAGCACTTTGTATAACTTGTGCATTTGGACTTTGCTGTATTTTAGCAATAATATTAGGGTCTTGTTGAGCAGAAGCAAGTGTTTGTATATGAGCTTCATGGTCTTGAGACTCATATGCTTGTACAGGTTTACCATTAAGTATGTTCTGCACTGCTGTAACTGGGTCAACTGCTGGTACATCTTCTTGTGGAGGTACAATAGTATCTACATCTTTAATGCCTAATACTTCAAGCATTTGTCTATGTAGCTGTGCTAAGTCATATAACTGTGGTGCTTGTTGTGCTAATTGCATTGCAGCTTGATACTGCATAATTCTTTGAGCCATAGTTGCTGCATTAGGGTCTGATACAGGTAACACATCTACTCTTGAATCAAAATCTTGTAATTTAATTTTCTGTCCTTCTTCTACCTCATAAGGATAAGCAGGTTCAGTAAAGTCTTTAATTACATTAACAAGTATCTCAAACTCTCTTTTCATAGAAGCATGTAGTCTTGCTTGTACAGCACTCATAACTTTCATGTTTCTTTCTAGCAATGCTAGAGTTGTTCCAACAGGTGCCTGACTATTCATGTCGGATGTTTTCATCTCGGCTATGCTAGCAAACTTCTTGCCTTCTTCTACTATGTTTTGTAGTAATGAGAACAATGTTGGTGAAGGTTCTTTGTAAGGTAGGAAAGTAATATTGTCTCTGATAGCACCACCTGGTACATCTACATCTCTAAACTCACCTGGCATTATAGGGCTATCATCACCTTTAATACGCAGTCCTCTAGCTTTCAAGCCACCTGGCAGATTGCTTAAAGTACCTGCATCTACTAATTGTCTTAGTATAGATGTAGCTGATTTAGCTAATCCACCAATCATGTGTATTAAACCAAAACCATAAAAACCTAATCCTGGTAAGTATTGATAATGAACAAAGTGCATCCTTCTTAGTTTTGCTACATCATCTTCGTAATAATTTCTTCTTATACTAAGAATAATGCCTGAAGGACTATCTATTGATACAACATAAGGTAATGCAATACCTGTATCTTCACCGTTATCATCTTTATCCTCAAACCCTTTTAGGTCTAAGTCTACTTGCATTTCTAGTATTGTATGGCGTGTATCATAGCTATAGCTTTCTGACTCGCCTGTCATCTCATTATATTTTTTAGTAATATCTGATGATGTTGGTCTTGCGTCTGGTAAATCTATGTCTTTGTAAAATCCACTAACTTGCATTTTTCTTACATCATTAGCTGACTTCTTCATTACATGAGTAGCTCTTTCACAAGTCTCTAAATCACTTGCACCGTAATTAACTACAACATCTTCTGCTGGTACAAATATACCGCTTGGTCTGTTTAGTGTAGGGTCAAAGTAAACTTTTCTAAATGCTGAACCAGCTAGTGGTAATGAAAATAACATTTTTTCTGTTTCACCACGATACTCTTTCATCTCGTATGTGAGTAAGTAGTTAAGATAATCTTGAACTCTTTGACTTTGTTTTTCTTTAGAAGAATCTATAGTGCCTACTATTTTAGTTCTTACTGGACCTGCAGCAGGGAATATCTCTGATATAGCTTGTGATTGGAATTTAATTACCGCTTCACTAAGCATAGGATGGAACACACCGCAAGCTCCTGCCCAAGGGGTAGTTCTCTCTTCTATCTTTAATCCTAACTGGTCTAAGCCCTTTACATAGGTTTCTTCCCAGTCAGCTCTTGAATCTTTATCTGCATTGAAAGCACCTATTAACTCATTGCCTAGTGCTGTTAATTCATCGTCATCAATAAACTCAACTAAGTTTGAGTCAAAGCTTTCAGATTCCATTGTTTCTGCAGATGGGTCAAAATCAACAATCATGCCACCATCTTCTGTTTCTGTTGTTAATGCATTTTGTATTTCAACATCTAAATTTTCTTCTGGGTCCATTTCTACTAGACCATCTATTGGTGTGGCAGGTTGGAATTTATTTTCTATAGCCAATGTACTCTCCTAGTAATAATCTGCTTTACGGTTAGGTTCTAACTCTTCTTCTTCTTCGTCTGTATCTAAAGGAACAAATCCGCCTTGTCTGAATCTTAACAGAGCTTGCGTACTGCTATCAACTAAATCGTCATGTTCCATATTAGGGAAACCAGCAAACTCTTCAACAACTTCTTCTGCCCATCTAGTTTGAGGTGCCCATACAACACCTGAAGCAAATAAGTCTGAAACTGCATTTACTCTAGATATTTTATCATTTCCACGACTAGGAGTATATTCTTGTACTGGAATACCTGTTGCTCTTAATTCAAAGATTAAAGGTAATCCCGCAGCTTTAGCTTCTACAATGAACGCATCTGGTTTATAGGCGTTATACTTCTCAAA